TCGGTGATCTGCTCGTTGATCGCGTTCCTGTGTGCCGTCGTCACGCGGGCGAAGCTGGCCAGTTGAGCCTGCTCCATCAACCGCTGAATTCCGAGACCAGCATCAGCCGCCTTACGGGCATCGCCTGCCGACTGGAATTGCATCTTGACGTTTACGACAACGTCAGTTGAGACGCTCATCTGTTGCCCCCCAGAAGAGCACCAATCGGGCCAGCCACTCGCAACGCCACCTCTCGCTCAGCACTATCGACAGCCTCGCGGATGATCGCCGCATTCCGTCGGACAATCGCATCGTCGGGAAACTGCCCCACGGCTCGACACTCGCTGTAGTGCTGATACGCCTGCCAGTTCGCATCGGTCAGTGATCGCGAGTCTTCCGGCGTTCCCTTCGGACAGCCGTTTTCTCGCAGCCTGCAAGGGGCCTTGGTGCCACGCGGACGGGGGACCGGCTTGCCGTGCCTCTCCAGTTTCTTCCCCGTCTTCTCATCGAACACGAACGCCTCGCAGTCTGAACAATCGCGGTAGGCTACTTCGGGGTGCAGGATCACAAGCCGCACCCCTGCCGCTAGTTTTTTGCCGCGTCTCCCTCTCCAGTCGGTTGCGTGCTGATCACCTGCCACAGCCTCAACACGAGTTCATGGACGAGCCGCCCGACGTGCTGGGATGACACCTCGACGGTTTCCCCGTTTGGGCCGACGATGTTCCACGAGACGACTTTCGCCGCGATCAAATCACACACCAGCCGATACCATCCAGCCTCGTCCAATCCCTTCGTCTTCGCCAGATAGGCCGCGTAGTCCGCCGCTGCCATCGGACGATAGGTAAGCTGGATTGAATCCCACGCGGGACACGCTGGGATCTCGGTCGAACGGGTGTAGCCGTCTGGGATGAAGGGGCTTGGCATGGTCAGGGGGTGCTGTCGTTGGTGATGGCGAGTTCCTTCGTGGAACCAGTAGATTTCGCCGTTCCCGTCAGTTGTAGCAGAATCTCACCGTTGCCGCCGACGGTCGGGCTGTTGTCCATAATGGCGAGAGCCCCGATTGTAAACGTCAGACTTCGGGCTCCGTTCGTCAGAACGAATGTCGCCCCGCTCGCTCCGCCGGTGTTGATCCCGTACAGATCGACCTCGTCAGCCGTGTAGGGGACTGTCAGCGTCACCGTGACCACTCGGCCTTGCGTGTGAATGTCGGTTGCCGTCACGCTGTTGCTGAAGCGGGCGTTCAATTGGTTGTCAATCGACAATTCCCACTGCGTCACCGTGCGTGCTGTTCCTTCAATCGTGCAAACCGCATCGCTCCAGACGTAGGGCGGATCGGTTGGGGCAGTGATCGAGGGGAACGCCGTCGCCGAAACAGTCTCGCTCTTGCCAGTGACCTCCAAGTCCATTTCCAACGCACCGCCTGCCGTCGCCCGAAATGTCGCCCGCCCGACTCGACAGCCAGCGTAGACAAACCGCTTCGCCACCCGGTCGATGAGAACGTCGAACTCTGGCAGGGTCTCGGCCACCGCGAACAGGTCGGATGACTCAGCCGCCCCCATGATTCGGGGGAGCACCAGATCCAACATCGACGGGGAAGCATGAAACGACAGCCCGCCACCGATCCGGCTCAGCCCATCCCGCGTCCGCTCAATCGGCATCGACCGCGTTCCACGGATGCCGGCGGTCTCGATCATCTCGCGGGCATTCCGCAGACTCTCAGACCGGAATTCATAGGCTTCCGTGTAGCTCCCAATCGCCGTGCCAGCAGCCGCCATCGACAGGCGGGACTGGTGCCCCATGCTCGCGTCAGCCATGTATCTGTTCTCCTATGTGTTCGGCCACCGCGTTCCCGAGAACTCGGGCGATTGTGTCCGCTGTTGGTTGATCGCATCCTACATGTGGACGGGCAGGCATCCGCCGCGTTCCCGTCTGGTGCCAGTGTGCATAGGGGACCGACGTGCCGAACCGCAGCCACGTATCGCCGGTTTCCCAGATGGTATCTGCCGTGCCGTTCGGAGTCGTCAGTGACTCGTACATCCGGCCAGAGTCTACCAGAATCGCCCCGTGTTCCTTCCGCAGAATCGTGGACATTGCCAGCGGTGCCCACGCCTTGCCGCTGGCATCCCGCTGTTCGAGATACAGCTTTCGCTCGAAGCCTTGCAAGATCTCGATGGCGTCGTCCAGTGCCTCGGTGTAGTCGGCATCAGCAGCACTCTCCGCCGCGTCAATCACCACACTGACGAGATTTTCGAGATTCACGCGCGGCCCTCCCTGTTGACGATCCGCAGGGTAAAGCCGCTCACGAACAGATCACGGGCGAACGCCGCCGCGTCAACAATCGTCATCGGGACGACTGTCATCGTATATCCGCGTGTCGTGTCCAGTCGCTGATTGCTGAACGCCTTGCGGATCGTCTCCCGCCACGTCAGCCGCTGATCGAGGTAGAGCGTCTGTTTGTCCGTCGGCTGCTCGGCATCAATCTTCAGACTCGCGACGACAGCCACCACCACGGGATATTCGATGTCGTCCCGGAGATTGCTGGCAGCCGTGATCGTCTCCGCACCGAATGGAGCGATGACAACCGCGGGCAGCCGCTGTGCCGGCAGTCTGGCGATCTCCACTGCTGCACTATGACAGATCACGACGTTGGAACGGGGAATCCCCGGCAGGTCCAACGCCTGCACCTGATCCCGCACGGTCTCAAGAATCGTGGTCAGTTCAGCGGGCATCAAACCTGCCTCCGACAGACGACGGTCCATCGAGTGTCAAGCGTCGCTTGGCTCGTCTGGATGACACGCCACCGCAC